CGGGCTACAAGCTGACTCCGGCAACTGCTGGTTCGCCCACTGAAGACGAAGTTGCAGACACCGTGAATGACACTGTGTCGGGCACCAAAGCTGACTCGGGCGCAGGCAGTGACGAACTGCTGGCAGCTAACAAGCTGAACAAAGGTGACTTCGGTAACATCACCACTTCTGGTGCTGACGATCACTCGATCCCCGTTGCTCCTCGTCTGACTGGCGCAACTTCGGTTTCGACTTCGACTGCTACTCCTCTGCAAATCATTGCTCGTATGGGCCGTTTGCTGGACCAGCAGAACGTTGACACTCGTGGTCGCTGGATTGTTCTGGACCCCATCTTTGTTGAGATGCTGAAGGACGAAGATTCTCGTGTCCTGAATGCTGACTTCGGTGGTTCGGGCTTGATGAACGGTCTGGTTCTGAACAACCTGCACGGCTTCCGTGTATACGTTTCGAACAACCTGCCTTCGGTTGGCACTGGTGCTGGCACTGCTGGTACTGCTAACCAGAACACCAACTACGGTGTTATCGTTGCAGGTCATGATTCGGCTGTTGCAACTGCTGAGCAGATCAACAAAGTTGAATCGTATCGTGACCCTGATTCGTTCGCAGACATCGTACGTGGTATGCACCTGTACGGTCGTAAGATCCTGCGTCCTGAAGCTCTGGTCTCGGCCAAATACAACGCAGCTTAATTTAAGCTTACGGGGGCATCCTTTAATTAGGGTGTCCCTTTATTAAGGTTTAACTTGTATGCAATTAGTTTCTTCTGAGTATAAGTCTATTCTGTCTGACACCCATGCTAAGCTAGCAGATACGTGGGGCGGAGGTCATAGCGTAGATAAGCTTCCTAAATATGAAGATGCTTTGAAGAGCCTAAAAGTAAAAACTATCTTAGACTACGGTTGTGCTAACGGTAAGTTTAAGATTTACATGAATACTCACAGACCTGAGTATGATGTAAGAGAGTATGACCCTGGCATTGAAGGTAAGGATGCTTTACCTGAACCTGCTGACTACATCGTATGCTGTGATGTTATGGAGCACATAGAGCCTGACTTACTGCATAATGTAATGAAACACTTACAGAGTTTAATTATCAAGGGCGGCTTTTTTAATATCTCTACTAAGGATGCTGTTACGCTACTGTCTGATGGAAGTAATGCACACAAGATAGTTGAAACAGGTGAGTGGTGGGTAGAGTTATTCAGAGAGTATTTTAATGTCGAGTCAGTTGAAGTTAGACGAATCGAAACAAACTTTAAAGTGCTCCCAAAGGCATGAAGGTACAGTCTTTATAGCTCTAGATGATATCTTTAGTTTGAATGACAATCTGCGTGACAGTAACTTTGAGAATACGTTTAACAAGTCTATGAAGGCTAAGGGTATGTTAAACCCTATACTTCTATCCACTGAGGAAGGCTTTAAGACTCACACACACCCGTTTGACAGAAGGCCACAACCTAAAGATACCGGGAAGTTGTATCGCTGTATGATAGGCAATAACCGTTACAGATATGCACAGCAGAACGGTTACACACATATAGAAGCTCTTGTGATTGATGACTATGCTGAACTAAAGCGCAAGCACAGAGAGACGTTTCTAGAACCACGAAAGATGTAACATGGCTACATATGTTTCACTTGTAAACGAAGTACTGCGTCGTATGAACGAAGTCCAGCTTGACATTGCTGGTGATGGCTTTGGTGATACACGTAACCTGCAAGCTCTGGCTAAAGATGCAGTTAACTCTAGCGTCAGAGAAATCCTGCAAGTATCTCAAGAGTGGCCCTTTACGCTGACTACTTATACTCAGACTATGACTGCTGGCACAGGTGTGTATGACTTCCCTGCTGACTACTCTAAAGCAGACTGGGATACGTTCTACATTAAGCGCCTGGCTTCTCAAGAGAACAACCCTGATAGACTCTCTGTAATTAGCTATAATGACTATATTAGGGATTATCGTGGCCAAGAAGACATTACAGGTGAAAATGGCTACGGGGTTCCTATGATTGTGTATCAGACCCAGGAAGCTAAGTTTGGTGTAACTCCTGTGCCTGACGATGTATATGAGATTGAGTATCGCTACTGGTCTTTCCCTAGTGATATGATACAGTATAACGATACTTGCATTATCCCTGATAGGTTTAAGACTGTAGTTGTAGACGGTGCTATGATGTACATGATGCGCTTCAGAGCTAATGATCAGGGTGGTGAAATCCATAAGCAGAAGTTCGAAGATGGTATTGACAACATGCGTAGGCTTCTTCTGGATTCACCTATGTACATTACTTCCACAGTTATTCCTGGTAGACAGTTCAACACTAATACAGGCACCAAGTAATGGCAGATAATCTTCGTACATTTGCTACTCCCTGTCAGGGTGGCTTGGTGCTTAACCAAGATCCTCTCACACAGGGCGGTCAGCTTGCTGGTACAGCTACACGGATGATTAACTATGAGCCTGCCTTGAACGGTGGGTATCGTCGTATCAGTGGCTTTACGAATACGTATGGTGAAGTTACTGGTGAAGCTGATACACCTGTACTTGGTGTGCATGTATCTGCTGACATTAATGATGGCATCTTTGCTGCACGTAAGCCTGCATCTGGCAATAACTATATCCACAAGTGGAATAACTCTACTGAATCGTGGGACGCTATTACTACCTCGGGTTCTCCTACTATGGTTGGTGTATCTAAGGTACGCTTCGAGAACTTCAACTGGGGTGCACCTAAGTTTGCTATGGTAGATGGTGTTAACCCTGCGTCTACTTGGGATGGAACGACTTACACTCAGCTTAATGGTGGTCAAGCGCCCAGCGCACCTAGCCTTGTAGCTGCATTCAATAACCATCTGTTTCTTGCTGGTGATAGCTCTGAGCCTTACAACTTGTATTTCAGTGCCCCTGTAGATGAAACTGACTGGACTCCTGCTAGCGGTGCTGGTGTTATCAATGTAGGGTTTAACATTGTACAACTTAAAGCATTCCGTAATGAGTTGTTTATCTTTGGTGCTAACAATATCAAGCGCCTTGTAGGTAACAACATTGCTGACTTCGTACTGCAGACTGTGACGAATAACCTTGGTTGTGTAGCACCTGATAGTGTAGTAGAGTTCAACGGTGATATTATATTCCTAGCACCTGATGGCATTCGCCCTGTGAGTGGTACGGATAGAATCGGTGATATTGAACTTGCTACGCTGTCTAAGCCTATTCAGTCTATCTTTGAAGACTACACAGCCAATGAAGACTTAGCTGCTATCACTACTGTAGTAGTCAAGAAGAAGTCACAGTTTAGGTTCTTCTTTGCTAATCAAGACTCACTAGGTATCATTGGCGCTATTCGTCGTAGTGGTCAAGGTGGTGCAGGGTTTGAGTTTAGTCAGCTTGTAGGCATGGAAGTTAACTGTGCTGCTAGCGGCTATATTGGCGATGAAGAGTTTGTAATTCATGGTGATGGCTCCGGCTACGTCTACAGGCAAGAAGTAGGCAACAACTTTAATAATAACCCTATCTTTAGCCTGTTTAAGACACCATTCTATTACATGGATGATCCTGAGCTAAGAAAGACTTACTATAGCATTAACACCTACATGAGAGCTGAAGGTGAAGTGTCTGTGAGTATGGCTGTAGATTATGACTACGGTGACCCTGACACAGAGGTTTCTACTGACTACGGTTTGTCTACAGCAGGTGCAGCAGCGTATTACGATAAAGCTACATATGATGCTACAGATATTTATGATGGGAACCCCTCGCCTGTAGAAAGTACAAACATTGCAGGCTCAGCTAAATCAATAGCAATTAGATACGTGACTAATAGCACAGATCCTAGCCACACTATTCAGGCTATCACTATCACGTATGGACTTGGAGATCGGAGATAAAGTATGGCTGGATATACACGCCAATCAGTCGCTGACATTGTACCTACCGCTGTAGTACGTGCAGCGCCTATCAATGCTGAATATAATAAGCTGCGTGATGCCTTTACGTTTAGCTCAACAGGTACTACTGGTCACAAGCATGATGGTTCTTCTGATGAAGGCTCTTATGTTCCCCTTATTGCTGACTTGGATGGTATTAACAAGATTCAAGTAGACACGAGTAACAATCGCTTTGGTGTCTTCGTTGAGGTGTCTAGCTCTTCTGTTGAACAGATCCGTATTCAAGATGGTGTTATTGTACCAGTAACTGACAATGACATTGACCTCGGTACGTCTAGCTTAGAGTTTAAGAATGTCTACGTAGACGGTACAGCATACATTGATACAGTAAGCATTGGTGACAATGACTATACAGTAATCACTGATAATGCTTACACTGTCACAGGTGATATGACGTTTGACGTGTCTGGCGATATTAACCTAGACGCTGATGGCGGTGATGTTGTACTTAAAGATGGCGGCACTACTTACGCTACCTTTACAAGCAACACAGGTAATTTGATTCTAAAGAGTGGCTCTACTACAGCAGTCACCTTTACTGGTGCTAATGCAGACTTTGCTGGTACTGTAGACATTACTGGTGCCACTACTCTTGATAGCACCCTGCTAGTCAAAGGTAACACTACTCTTGGCGATGCTGTTACTGACACTGTAACCTACACAGCACGAGCTGTAACTAACTTCCTGCCTAACGCTGACGCTACGTATGACTTGGGTTCTAGCTCTCTTGAGTGGAACAATCTGTGGCTTGACGGTACAGCTAACGTAGACACTCTGCAGGTTGATGAGAGTGCAACTATCACTGCTAACCTTTCTGTTGGGGGCAACACTAGCACTACAGGTAATAACGTTATTGGTGGCAATCTAAACGTTAACGGTAACACTGTTCTAGGTAACGCTGCTACGGATACTGTGACGTTTACTGCAGATGTATCCTCTAACATTATTCCTTCTGCAGATAGCACATATAGCTTGGGTGATAGCAGCAACTATTGGTCTAACGCTTACATTGACTCTATCACTACTACAGGTGCTGTAACTATTGGCACTACTCTGTCTGTGGGTACTACCCTAGACATGACAAGTGGTCAGATCAATAACCTTGCTACACCTACTCTTTCTTCTGATGCAGCTACTAAGGGTTACGTAGATACAGTTATCGCTGGTGTGATTGACTCTGCCCCCGGCGCACTTGATACGCTTAACGAGCTTGCTGCAGCTCTGGGTGATGATGCTAACTTTAGCACTACTGTAACCAACAGCCTTGCTACCAAGTTGAACCTGTCTGGCGGTACTATGTCTGGCAACATTGCTATGGGTGGCAATACTGTCACTGGTCTAGCTACGCCCAGCGCCTCTTCTGATGCAGCAACTAAAGGCTATATTGACACTATCTTTGGTGATACAGCTACTGCTGCTGCAAGTGCTGCGGCTGCTGAAGCTGCATACGATAGCTTTGATGACAGATACCTTGGCGCTAAGTCGTCTAGCCCTGCAGTAGACAATGATGGCAATGCTCTTATTACTGGTGCATTGTACTTTGACACTACAGCTAACCTGATGAAAGTATACGATGGTAGCTCGTGGGTTGATGCAGGTTCTGCTGTAAACGGTACAGCTGAACGTAGTGTATATACTGCTACTGGTGGCCAGACTGTATTCAGTGCTACGTATGATGTAGGCTTTGTTGATGTGTACCTGAACGGTGTTAAGCTTATTGTTGGCACTGACTTCACTGCTACTACAGGTACAAACATTACGCTTACTACAGGCGCTACTGCAGGTGACAGCGTAGACATCGTAGCCTATGGTGCATTCTCTGTAGCAGATACGTATACTCAAGCAGCAGCAGATGCACGCTTCCAAGCATACGATGCTAACTTGACAAGCTTTGTATCAGCGTTTACACTACCGACAAGTGACGGTACAAACGGACAGTTCTTACAGACTAACGGTTCTGGTACACTTGCCTTTGCTAGCGTTCCTACGATTAACACTCTTGATGACATCGGTAACGTAACTATCACGAGTGCAGCCTCTGGTGAAGTACTCTCATGGAATGGCTCTGCTTGGGTTAACTCTGTACTTGAAGCATTTGATACACAGACAGCTTCTACTTCCAGTACATCTCAGACAGCTATTGCTACATATGCTGCAGCTACGTATGATGGCGTTAAGGCAGTGATTACTGTGTATGACTCTACTGCTACTGAGAGAAGCATTACTGAGATTGTTATTACACATGACGGTACGACTGCTGTAGCTACTGAGTATGCACAGGTTAATACTGACACTGCATTGGCTACGTTTGATGTAGACATCTCTGGTGGTAATGTACGTATCCTTGCTACACCTGCATCTGGTAACAGCATGAGCTTTACAGTTAAAGCTATCACTCTGTAATGAAGCTAACTAGGGGAATGTGAACCTATGGCTAATACTAAAGATTTTAAAGTAAAGAACGGTATTCAGCCCACTGCTTATCACGAGGCGGTGGGTACTGTTGTGTCTGGAAGTGAGGGGTACTACTTAGCTGGTGCTAGTTATGATAGCAAGAGTTTTAGTGTTGTTAGCCAAGACTCACTACCAACAGATTTATTCTTTAAGCCAGATGGACTTAAAATGTACTTTGTGGGAAGCACTAACGACTCTGTCTACCAGTACACACTTTCTACAGCTTGGGACGTGTCAACTGCTAGTTATGATTCTGTTAGTTTTAGTGTGGCCTCTCAGGACACAACTCCAAATGGTTTAACTTTCAAACCGGATGGAACTGCTTTTTATATATTGGGAAATGCTAATGATACTGTATACCAGTATTCTATGTCTACTGCTTGGGACTTATCTACAGCTTCCTATGACAGTAAAAGTTTTAGCGTATCTGCGCAGGAAACTATAGGGTCAGGCATATCATTTAAACCAGACGGTACTAAAATGTACATATCAGGTGACACTGATGATGTGTTTCAGTACACTCTAAGTACTGCTTGGGATGTATCTACTTCCTCTTATGATTCTGTGTTACTAGATACTTCTTCTGAAGATACCACCCTCCGCCACATCTTCTTTAGTGATGATGGCCTACAGTTATTTACGGCCGGGGATATAAGTGATTCTGCACACCAATACGATTTAAGCGTCGCTTGGGATCTAAGTACAGCAACGTATTCTGGCACTGCATTTTCGTTTTCTAGCCAGACAACCAGCCCGAGGGGTTTGTTTTTTAGCCCGCAAGGTAAGATGTATGTCGTAGGTCTCGGGGAAGACACCATCTACCAATACTCCACAGTCCTAACCACCAACACCCTAGACTTATCCACTGGCTCAGTCTTTGAGATCACCCCAACGTCTGACATTCAGGTGTCCCTCAGTAACCCTGCTGCTAGTGGGACTGTGAGTGGTGCTACGTTGTTGTTGGATCAAGCTGGGTATGGTGGGTATGCACTAGAGAATGCTGTATATGACAATAAAAGTTTCAGTGTAGCTGGTCAAGAAACCGATCCAGAAAGCATGTCTTTCAACAACGATGGGACTAAGATGTATGTTCTTGGATACTCAAGCGACAGTGTACACCAATACACTTTATCTACTGCTTTTGATGTAAGCACTGC